TCCTGGAGTAACTGCACCAACTTGGATATTGGATGCTGCAACATTGAGCTGTGCAACCTGTCTCCTCACATCCCCAATGCTGTCTTGGATACCAAGCGCCAATCCATCGCCGATGTTTTCGCCGTACTCTCTCATCAACCTGGACGGAGAAGCAATGCCGAAGAAATTCTTGATGCTGTCGCCGATGCCCTGGGCAATGCTTTTGGCTTTATCCCAGACAGCGCTGGCCATCGAGCCTATGCCGTCGATCAAGCCCTGGATGATATCCTTACCGGACTGGACCATTTGATTTTTAAGGTTTTTCAGCCAGTTTATAATCTCATTCCACTTGTTTTTGATCGATGTGCCGACATCCTCCATTTTTTGCTTAATTGTCGTCCACATGTTTTTAAATGCGTTGTCAACACTGTTCTGCATCTCCGACAAGCGATTCCAGACGGTATCTTTAAGCACCTGCCAGCGATTCTTAATTTCGCCGGTTTCCCAGTTGACTTTGTTTACGTGTTCCTGGGCCTGTTTTTGAGCTTCTGCGACTACGTTTTGATGCATTTCGCGCGCTCGCGCTATCGTCTCATCGCGCTGACGTTGTGCTTCAGCAATTAGGCGGTCTGCTTGTTCCGCTGTGATGTTTCCTAGTTCGTCGCGCTGACGGATGATGTTTTTGAGTACGTCATTATACTGTTGTTCAGCGGCTGCGATCGTCTCATCACGCTGTTTTACGCTATTCTGCACGACTTCAGCAGCTTGACGGGCAGAGAGATCAGCGGCGTTAGCTCTCATACGCTCCAGGATCGCCTTTTGCTCCAACTCAGTTTCAGACATCATTTCGATTCCCGTTTCAAGCATCTGCTGCTGTATGCGGTTGATCTCTGCAGCTTCTTGTTGCGTGATACCACGCTTTTGCTCAGATGCCTGACGGAGGATTTCTTCGATGCGTGCTTGACCATCCTCGACGGCTTGGCGTTGCATTTCTTGCGATCGCTGTACATTCGCAAGTATCTCAGCCTGCTCTTCTGTCGTAAGTCCTTGTGCAGTTGCAAAAAACTCCTGCATGGAGGCAATTTCTTCCGCGTGCTTGGTCTCCATAGACGCAAGTACCTGATCTCCCATTTGGTCAAAAGTACTGACGATGTTGTCGGCCATCTCCTGCGTTACCACTTGACCGCTCCACGCAAGCTCATTAAGCGCGAGTGTTGCCTGGTCGTTGAGATCCATAAAAGCACCAACGGCTTGCTGAGTGGATTCGGATACAGCATCACCAAACCGTTCGATTTCAGGTATGGACTCCTTCTGAAGGTGCTTATATAGAGCGATACCTCCGGCGGTCAACGCGGCTATTCCCGCTACCACTAAGGCAATCGGTCCAAGCAGTGCAGTAAACCCAACCGCTGCTCCTCCTGCTGCTGTACCGGCTGCAGTTGTACTTGCAGCTGCGGCCGCACTGGCAACCGTCATCCGCCCGAAAATTGACACAATCGAACCGACAGCAGATGTCAGCTTGCCGACTATAATAAGCAGTGGTCCGATGGCTGCAACTAGTCCTGTGATGGTGATGATCGTTTTTTGTGTGTTTTCATCCAATCCCGCAAACCATCTGGCCGCATTTGCTATCGTGTCAATCAGTGGCTGCGCAGCCTTGAGCATATCCATGAGTGCGGGGATCAGCGCCTGACCGAGAGTGATCGCCACGTCCGCAAGCTGGTTTTTAAACATACCCAACTTTGACTCAGTCGTCGCATAGCGCTGCGCGACTTCGTTCTGCAGAGCGGTGTTTTCTTCCCAGGCTTCAGTAGATGTCTCGATCGCACCTCGCAGCACATCAGACGCACCTGCGAGACGCAAGAGAGTATCTGACTCCCGGATTCCGGAGATACCCAAATCGTTGAGTATCAGTGTCAAGTTTTCCCCGGCAATGCTGGATGCTGCTAGTCCGTCCACAAACGCCTGTAGCGCGGCTGCCGGGTCGGCCTGAAATGCCCGCGCAAATTCCTCCGCCGACATCCGAGCGACAGCCGCAAACTTGTCCAGGTCCTCACCAGCGAGCGAGACGGCCGTCTGCATCTTTTTCAGCGTCGTGCTCATCGCCGTGCCGCCGGCCTCTGCCTCGATGCCGACGGACGACATAGCGGCGGCCAACGCCATGATCTGCGCCTCGGTAAGTCCGATCTGCGCCCCTTGGCCGGCCAGCCGCATCCCCATTGCCACGATCTCCGCCTCAGTCGTGGCGAAGTTGTTCCCGAGCGCGACGACCGCACTGCCGAGCCGGTCAAAGTCCTGCTGGCTCATCCCGACGATGTTCGCAAACCGCGCAAATTGCGTCGCACCCTCTTCTGCCGTTAGGTTCGTCGCCTCACCGAGGCCAATCATGACCTCTGTAAACTTGAGGATGTTATCCGTCTCGATACCGAGCTGCCCCGCCGCCTCTGCGACAGTCGCGATGTCTGTCGCTGCTGCCGGCATGCGTTTTGACATTTCACGGATGCCCTGTTCAAGCTGGGCGAATTCTTCCTCGGTCGCGTCGACCGTCTTGCGGACGCCGGCAAAGGCGCTCTCAAAGTCGACAGCCGCTTTTGTGGCAACCGTACCGAGCCCGACGATCGGCGCCGTCACACCGATGGAGAGCTTTTTACCCACGTCGGACATTTTCTCGCCGGCGGACTTGAGCTTGTCACCGGCCTTCTGCAGCTTCTCGGCGAACGACTCGACAGCCGGTTCCATATCGCGTAGCTGCTGCTCGAGCTTTTCGAGCTCAAGGCGTGTTTTCTCAGTTTCCCGCTGGAAAGCCCGGTACTGCCCCTCACTGATCTCGCCACGCTGGAACTGCTCATTGACTTGCTCTTGCACAGAGCGGAGTCGGTCCAGTTTTTCGCGAGTGTTCGCGATGGCATCGCCGAGCAGCTTCTGCTTTTGTGCGAGTAGCTCTGTATTTGATGGGTCGAGCTTGAGCAGGCGCTCGACCTGTTTGAGTTCGGATTGGATGTCTCTTGATTTTTTATTGACGTCGCTGAGGGCTTTCGACAGCCCTGTGGTGTCCGCGCCGATAACAACATTAATTCCACGGATGCTCTCTGCCATCAGCCGACACCATCCTTGACGTATGTTTTCATGCGAATCAAGTTGGTTATGGTGTCTTTATGGACTCCGTACTTCCGCGCCAAATACATAGTCCCGAAAGGGCCGCCGTTGTATTTGTGCAACGATCTGATTATTTCGGCTTCTTCATCCGTGAATTTGGCTTTCGGATTTTTTTCTCCGTCCCTTTCATATGGGATTTTGAGGCCGATAAGATAGGCGTGCTTATTGTTACCGCCAAAAGTACACCATTCCAGGTTGGTTACCTTGTTGTTCTGTTTGTTGCCGTCTATATGATTGATGCAAGGCAGGCCATTCGGATTTTCAATAAAGGCCATCGCCACCAGTTGATGCACTTTGAAATTTTTGCTTCTCCCGTCTTTTCGCAATACCACTTTCAGATAACCGAATTCATTGAACTGAGGGGTGAGAATAACGCCCTTGTAACGCATCGGACGCCCGTTCCGGTCGATGATCACACGGTCAACACTTCTCACCCTGCCGAGGTTCGACACTTGATAAATCCCCTCATACCCCGGAACATCTTTCCACTGCTCAGTCACGTCACCCTCACCCCCGGAAAAATGCGTCAATGTCTTCCTGCGTCGCTTCGCGCGGTACATCTGGATCGTCGCCCATGTAGGCGTACACCAGATCAAAAAAGTCCTGGAGCGTCAGCAGATCGAGCTCAGTCATGCTAAGCCCGATCCGCCGCGCCAATGCGATGATGTTGATGTCTGTCCGATCGCACCGGTTGGGCGCATCACCCTTTGGCCGCCGGTGCCACGGCCTTGTTTCGACGAAAAAAGATCTTCTGGGCCTCTTCCATCGCTGCGGTCAGAAGATCGGGGTCAAAAATGTCGATGTCCTCGTGCTCCTCGAGCCATCGCTGGAACGACGGAATCGGCGCGCCGGCGGCCGTCCGCGCCAGCGTCCAGATGAAGCGCAGGATCGCCACCGAATCCAACCGGCTGAAATCGAGTTTAGACGGGTCGACCTCTCCGCCGCTCGAGAGCGTCTGAAAACCAGCCAGCCCCGTCATCATGCCGACCAGGTCGCCGAGCAGGTCCCGGCCAAATTCCTGCTGGTAATGCAAGAGGCTCAGGGCCGATCCCCTGAGCCTCAGCGTCTTGTCGCCGATCATGATTTCTCGCATGTTACACCTCCGGCGTGAACGTCGGCACGTACACGGACGAGAAGAAGGTATTGTAGGCTCCCCCGTTGGTGTCGCTCAGCTCCATCTCGCCGCGGACGATCATCTTGCCGCCGATCTCGATCGGGCTGATCGTCAGATTGAGCACGTCCGTCGCCGGCGTGATCGACTCTGCCTTCGTCTGCCGCTCCTTCGCCGGCCGGGACGCAACGCAATCATAGTACACGAATCGACGGTTGCGCTTGTCGCCCTGAATCTGCCCCATCAGGGCAAAATGCTTCGGAATCGCGTCGGAAACCTCGATCAGCGCGCCGTTCTCGTCAATCTCCCAGCCGAGCATCTCGGCAAGGATCGCGTCCGGCACGTTCGCCATCTCCAGCTCGCCGGTGTAGCCGTTATTGGCCGTGTAGCTGAAATACAAGGTGTTGTCCGCGTAAAAATTCGTCGAATCGCCGACAGCTGTCGGCGTCCAGCGGACCGCGCCCGGAATCGAGATCGGCGTCTTCCACGCCGGCTGATCCGGTGCCTGATCGTCGAAAAAGGCAATATGCACTTTCTCCAGCCCAAAGGTAACTTTGTTTTGGGACATTTTTTCACGCTCCAATCAGTTGGATTTCGTAAATGGTCTGAAATAACTTCTCATCTTCGATGTAGGTCTCGGTCTTCGCGCACGGTAGCCCGAGCTCCTTGAGTTTGTCCTGCACTTTCCGCTCCGCCGTCATGTCCTTCTTGTCCGTGTACAGCTCGACTTGATAATTGCCGATCTCGGCGTAGTTGATGTTGTCGGCCATCAGGTCGCTGCTGTACGCAAACTGATACGTAATAAACGGCGGCTTAGGTGCCGGATTCTGCGGCGTATCCTCAAAATGCGAATAGGCGACCGGATACCCTGTCGCCTTGAGTGCTTGATACAGTTCTCCTAGCGTCATGCCGCATCACCCTCCGTTCCGGATGATCGCGCGCACCCGTTGCTGGAACGCCTCGATTTCCTTGTCAGCGGTCGGACGGATGTGCGGGCGTTCTGCGACGCGCCCGCCGCCGCGTTTCGCGTGGCCGAACTCGAGCAGATGAGCGAGCCATGGCTTCTTGCGGTTGTAGATAACATAGCGGATTTCCCCTTCCCTGCCCTGCTTCTTCCGTGTCCAACCTTTCGCGTATTCGCCAGTTCGGCGCGGCGACTTCGCGCGAATCTCTTTGACCAAACGTTGGCTCGTCTGGTCGGCCTCGCGCTCAATCGCTTCGGCCACATCCTCGGTGTACTCCTTGACGGCCAGCGTGATCTCGGCGGCGAGGTTGTCGATGTCGATGTTAGCCACTTCCGCTCACCCTCTCCGCCGTGAGCTCGATTTCCTCGATACCGGTCTGGTACGCGCGGATCACACTGTACCGCTTCCCCTCGAATTCGACGATTCGCTCGCCGTTGTACTCGTAGGCGTGGACCGTGAAGACGTACTCCGGCCGCAGGCCCGCCGCTGCTCCGCTATAGAAATCATTCCGGCCGGCCGACTTGACCGAGCACAGGATCGTCGTCCTGGTCTCGACTGACCGCTGATTGCCGATTTCGTCTTCCTCGATCGTCTCTCCGATCAACGTCAACTCGTGGTCATACGTCGCCACCGGCATCACCGCCCGTCGAGATGATCAGGTTGTGCAGCCGATACTGCAAATGCCGCGGCATCGCGCCGGACTCGTCTCGGGACTGGTAGCGCCACGTGGCGTAGTCGACGACAAACATCAGGTGATGAGCGTCGTCGGCATTCAACGCGATGCCCTTTTCCTTCGTGAGCTCGTCGATCACGCCAGAAATGATGGCGGCCAGATATGTGTCTCTGACCGCCGTTGTGATTCCGAGCCGCGCTTTGACCAGCGCGAGGATTTGCGCCTCGTCCATCGGCATCACCCGCTATCCTTGGGCTTGCGCTTCGGTTTCTCCGGTTTATCCCCACCTTCTTCAACCGCAACATAACCCAGCGACTGCAACTCTTCCATGCGGTCTCCATCGTATTCGTCACCAGCGCGATAAACGCGCCTCGTGACCTTGCACCGAAAATCTTTCAACACCTTTGCCATCGATTACGCCTCCGGCACCGGATCCTCGATCGTGACCAGCGCGAAGGCCCCCGGCCGCACCGGCTTGCCGTCGAAGCGGCCCTTACCCCGGAAAGCCATTTGATCCTCGACGAACTTCACGTGCTCAGACCGGTCGATGCTGATATCTTCGCGGATCACCATCGTGTACTGATCAAGTACAGCGAAAAGAACCTTGTCTTCATCCATGAATTGGTTGAAGACAACCGGCAGGCCGCAGAGGTCCGGCTGTGTCAGGTTCGGCAGCTTGCCCACGACGTTGCCCTGAGCGTTGACATTGATCGTGTATTCCAGCAGGCGGTCATAGTACGTCTTCCGCTTCATGACGGCCACGATCTCGCCCACGCTGTCGTCACCGGTGTCAATCAGGGCGACGTTCTTGAGCAGATTCACGAGCAGCTTCTCATCGGCCGTCACTGTCTTCTGGTTGCCCGACGGAATTGCCGGGATGATGCCGGCCGGTTGCTTCTGAGACGCACCCTGCCCTTTCAGGATCGCCAGATCGAGCGCCTTAGCGATCGCACGGGCAATCTTGCGCACGACATAGTCGTCCAGATTGATGATACTGTCTTGCAGCAGATAGTTGTCGACAAACGTCACCTTGCCGACCTTGAAGCCGTCAAAGTCGACGTTGGTGATCGTGCCGACATCGCCTGTCGGGATGGACGCGCTCATCTCGATCCACTGGGCCGGTGTGGTGTCCGTGTCGATCAGGATGCGCGCCGTCCCGCTTACCCGGATTTTATCCACACGCGGATACAGCGTCGTGTAGTCCCCGACGATGTCCAGGATGCGGTTGATGATGACATTCGGAATCGTGAGCTCACCGCCGGAGACGGCGCGCAGGTTCTTGAACTTCTCGTAGAATTCCCGCACTTCCGGCAGGTTGTAATATTCACCGGTCTCCAGCATCCGGCGAACTTGCGAGATGTGGTATTCCTTCGCCACTTGAGATTCACCCCTTTGTTGATTTGCCGACCGCACTTCGTCGGCCGGAGGTTTTGCGTTGAGTTGCTCGAGCTCGGCCTCGAGCTCGGCGATTTCGCCCTGGAGCTTCGATTTCTTCTGCTCGAACTCTCCCTTCTGCGCCTCGAGCTTCCCGACTTCCTCCTCCACGGCGGCCAGTTCCTCGTCGGTCTGGGCTTCCGTGGCGGCCGCTTCCAGCGTTTCGCTGCGTTTTTGCAGCTCCTCTTCCTGGATCAGGAGCTCCGCCAGCGCATTCTTGCGCTGCTCAATCTTCTTGCTGATCAGCAGTTGTCTGAGTGCCAATGTTTCTCACCCTTTCGATGATTTTTTGTCGCCGCGCCTCAAGCAGGCGGGCGCGGTGCTCTTCGACTTGTTGCTTGCGGGCCTGCACCCCGGTGTCCTCGTAGGCCGGGAAGGTGACGACGCTGACCTCGTGCAGATCGACCTCGCGGATCGTCCATTTCACGGAACCATCTTCGCGCCACTCCGTGTCTTCGCGGACAATATTAAACCCGAACGAACACTGGTCCACGTCCCCGCGCTTGACGCGCTCGTAGAGGTTCATGGCATCCGTGTCATTCGGGTTGATCTTGACCCAACCCCACAACCCGTAGCTGTCCTCGCGCAGCTCGAGCGTGCCGGACTTGTTCCGGCCGAGGACAAGTCGCGTCTCATGGTTGATCAGCGCCCGGATGTCGTTGCTGAGCGTGTTGGAAAACGCCCCCGGTGCGATCTCCTCGAATGCACCCGGCCAGAGCTCCGTCTCGCGGCCGAACACCGCGAAATAGCCTTCGATGACCAGATCGCCGCCGTCACCCTCCGCGCGCGTCTTGAGCTCAGTCCGAAGACTCCGCGTCTGCCTCGTATCCCTGCTCAACCGTCATCACCTCCTTGCTGCAGTTTCGCTTGATCGCCAATCATGCCGCGCGGGATGTAGTTCTCCAGGATGACCAGCTCATCCAGTCCTTCACGCGGCGACAAGCCGACCCAGTCGCGGACCTCGTTGCCGTCCATGAGCCCACGGACGAACATCTCCATGCCAATCCGGGATAGCTCTCCGAGATCGTAGGCGTAGAGGCTCCGGGCAGACAGGCGGAAATAGAGGTCCTGCGCGTACAGGATCTTGTTCGTGAGCTCTTGGCCGATGATCGTGCCGATGGAAGCGATCCGGGTCCGGATGAAGTTGTTCATCTCGTCCTTCTTGAATTCGCCTACACCCACGAAAAACGGCGGCACGCCGAGCATGGACGCCACCGTTCGCTTGTCGATCTGGACGGATTCGTGGATCGCGATATCTTCCAGCGTGAGAGGTTTCACCGTTTCGACCCGGATGATCCCATCCGGCAAAATCCACGGTTTGCCACTCTGGCCGCTGCCGATGTAGCGCTGGATCAGTTTGTCTCGTTCTTCCTCGCTCGCAAACTGTGATGAGTCAGCATCGACCATCACGATCACGCTCGGCCGCCATTTGTCGCCCATAAAAGCGTTCTTCGTCTTCGCCGCCTGCGCGAGATTCGTCACGACATCTTTGAGGATCAGCCGATACCCGCGACCGCGCCACGGTTCCACCGGGTCCGGGTTGATCTTGAAATGCAGCACCTCGTCGTGGTTGTATGTGCGGCCGTTGATCATGACCTGATACCCGGTCACCAACCCAATCGCGTTCTGTTTCGGCGGCAGGATCGTCGCCATGTGCGGCGGAATCGGAATGAGCTCCTCGAGGTAACCATCCGTGCTGAATACCGGAAACACAAAGGCGTTTCCGTCACCTTCCAGCAGCATCGTGTGCACGATGTGATACAGCCACGCCTTGCGCGTCATGAGGCTGTATGGCTCGATGTCCACCTTCCGCGACAGATCGTTTTGCACCCGCTCATGTCCACCTTCGACATTCCGCATGAGGTGGATTGTCATGTTGCTGACCATGTCGGCGATACGGTCGATGGCCATCCTGACTTCCGGGCACTCGAAGAGCCGCACGTACCCGGCCGGCAGCGTCAGGTCATCACCTCTGAGCCAGTACCCGAGCAGGTCACCGCCGGAGCTCCGCTGCTGGGTCGGCTGTCTCGCACGCTGTTTCTGTCGTTTACTCACGCCGACGATTCACCACCTTTCAGCCAGTTTTCTTGTGCCTTTGCCTGGTCGGTATCTTCCAGGTATCGCACACATGCAAAAACCGACGCATCGAACAGGTCGATTCGTCGGTTTTCGCTGATTTTCTCGTATTGGATCAGGTCGTCAGTCTTCTCGATACCATGGACGTTCTGGACGCAATACTCATAGGCGTCGGAGTGCAGGTAATAGAGTTTCCCGAGTTTCGCCTTCTGCTCGATTCGGCGGAATCCCATCGACTTTCGCCAGAAATACTGCGGCTCGTCCACCAGCTTGAAACCAGCTTTCTTCGCATCCCGAAAAAACTCGGTCGAGAACTTCCGGTCAAAGCCGATCTGTTTGATCCGAAATCCCTTCTGCCGCATCTCCCTGAACCACTTCACGATCTCGGTATGGTTCGTGACAGCGCTGTTCGTCATGGTGAGCCAGCCGTCGTCCATCCAGCCGAAGAGCGGAATGCCGTCCTCCTCGGCCTTGGTTGTCGCCGCGACGATCGGGAACCAGGCGTGCGTGATGACGATGCCGACGTCCTGGTATTCTCCATACAGCGCGGCTGCCGTGAGATCGTGCAGTTTCGCCAGGTCGGCCCCGCCATACCAGTTGATCGGCAGCTTCGCGAGCTCCTCCAGCGTCCAACTGTATTTGCGGTCGGACAGCCGGAACTCGTGGATGTCGAAATAGGCGTTCATCGCGGCCGTGTAAACGTTCAGAGACTTCGCCAGAAAATCCTTCCGCTGCTGCGGGTCGTTCTGGGCTTGCAGCGCGTCGTTCAAGATGTCCTCCGGCCTGATCGTTACGCCGTAATTCGGATTCGCCTTCTCGTGCTGGACCGGGTCCGTGTAGTCGACGTTCCCGCGCTCGTCCTCGTCGGCCTTTGCGATGAACACGAAATACTGCTCGTCCCGGACGGTCTTATCCAGGATCTTCTTGCAATATTGCAACCGCTGGTAACAGAACGACGACATGTCGTCGCCGGCCGTCGTGATCCCGATCATGAGCTTGTTCGTGTACGCCTTCATCGCTTCCTTGATGATGTTATACTGCTTCGGCCGCGTATAGGCATGCAGCTCGTCGGCGATCGCGATGTTGCAGTTGAGCGAATCCTGCCGGTCCGGGTTGGCGGCCAGCGCCTCGATATAGATCGAGCCGTCGCCCAGGTCGCCGCTGATGCTGTGCTCCTGGTTGTTGTTGAGAATCCGAAAATTCTCCTCTTCACCCATCCGCTTCAGGTTGTAGAGGATGAACTCGAACGCCTGTTTCGACTGCTTGAGCGCGTGCGCCGTGATGTAGATCGTGGCGCCGGATTTGCGACTGAGCAGCGCTAGCGCCCACGCCAGCGCGGCCACCAGACGGGTCTTGCCGTTTTTCCGGGGAATAAAAATAAACGCCTCTTTGTATCGGCGTTCGTTGGTTCTGGCTTTCCAGAAGCCGAGCAAGTTGTAGATGATGAACTTCTGCCACGGCTCGAGCAGGAAAGGCTTGCCGCGCAGCGGCGTACCGTCGAGTGCTTCCCCCTTGTCGTGGACGAATGTGCGCTCAAT